AGCAGGATATGACGCAAAGGCAGTTCAGAACGAAGTCAATAGAATTTTGAGATAGCAGGAGGAATAAACATGTTATACTATTTAGGCAAAGGAACAGAGTTCAAGAAAGAGGACTGCAAAGAGTACAAGAAACTTGATGCAGCATTAAGGGCAGCAGCAAAGGACGAGAGCCTCGTTGTTTGGGATGAAACCGGAAAGGTCATCGGTTCGCTCACGGATGATGTTCCGGAGGGAGCGTTGCAGACAAATCCGGACGGCAGTGTCAACACATACGATGCGGACGGAAACAAGACCGGAACAGTAGACGCAGAGACACTCAAGGAAATGACAACGGTCAATGACGATGTGAGCGAACTTGCAACCGGAGACAATGAGCAGGAAACATCGCAGAAGAACGCAGAGGACGACGAGAATGCCTCAAATGAGGATAAGGCGACAAATCCACCGACCGAACAGGAAAATGGCGAAAATGGGGCGAATACAGAGCCGGACAAGGCAACAGAGGAGCAGCAGGAGGACAAGGTCATCATTCCGCAGGGCAAAATGAGGGTGACAGTCATTTGTGACGGTTCACTCAATATCAGACGTTCGGCAGAATGGGGCAATGACAACATCTGCGGTCGTACTATCAGAGGACAGTCATATTATGTGAAAGAGATTCATGTTGTCGACGGAAAGAAGATGGTCAGAACAATCGGCGACCTTTACCTCTCCGGAGAATCCGAGCATGTACAGTTCGAGCAGTTGTGATATAATAAAGCAACGGGAAAACGCTTGAGAGAATATGCGTAAAAGACGGGTAACTGACAAACGGTCAAAAAATGCCGTAAAATAGGCGTTTGGAGTTATCAAAGAGATAATTTTTCTCATACAGAGAAATCAAGAAAAGCCCATTTTACAAGGGTTACAGAGGTTGTGGGAAGTTGTCAGATGTGCTGGAATTTCAATGGAATGCAACACATATGCAACAAGTATGCAACAAATATATCAATGATATGTATAGGACATTTTCAGAGCAATCTGGGAATGTCCTTTTTGCGCGTTACTACAAGCGGTGCAGCAGACAGTGAATATATTGAGATGATGCTTGCATCAATCGAAATATATTTGCTGGATGATATAGCGCGCCAGCGCAACATGAGCAAGATTGCTTTGCAATCTGCGAATGACACCGATTGATTGCTAAATTCGATTAATCGCATCTACTAACTCCTTAATATCAAAGTGGGTATATACCTTTTCTGTAAGTGTCATAGCTCCGGAGTGCCCCACGATCTTCTTAATAATCGTCTGATCTACGCCAGCTTCTGCCAACATGGACACGCATGTGTGTCTGCAACAGTGCGGTGTGCGGTTAATCTTTAACTGCTCCATTAATGGATGAAAGTAGCTGTCATAGTAGTTTCTGTAGGTAAAATGCTTACCGTCTTCCGTATGCAGCAAGTATGCACAGTCGGGGGTGGATTCGTACCAACTTTTGTAGAAGGGAAGAACCTTGTCGGCAATCGGCACTTTTCGGATGCCGTTTTCTGTTTTACTGCTGATTACATCAAAGTACTGTTCATCGAGGTGAACATGTTCCTTTTTCAAATCAAGCAATTCTGAAATTCTGACTCCGTTGTAGAGAAGCATCAGAACAATCTGATAATACTTATCATCTTTCTGTTCCCAGATTCTCTCAATTTCATCCTTTTCAAATTTGTTTCTGTCATACTTATTCGGGTTGCGGTCTTTGTACTGTGCTACATCCACAAAACTGGAATAATCTTTGTTGCAAATATCGTTTTTCAAGGCGTAATCGTAAAGCTGATTGAAAAGCACTTTGATTTTCCTGAGAGTAGGATAATTCTTACCACAGGTATCAATGACATTTTGCAAATCCACTAATCGAATATCCTTAAAAACTTTGTTGTAGAGGGTACCGCAGGCTTTATAGGATGCGGTATATCCTTTGACATTGGATTCGGATACAGTAGGATACTTACGCTTGGACCATTCTTCATATACATCAGAGAAGGTCATCTTGGCAGCTTTGGTATCGAATGGATTATTGTTGTACTCTGCAAGCATCTGTAAGCCTTCAGCTCTTGTAGCAGCGTATCCAACTGTAATCATATCCTGAACTTGTCTGTCCTTTTCCTTATCGTAGTGCCAGCCTGTTGTCTTTCTGACCTGATAAGGCTTTCTTCTTTTTCCGGAAAGTTTTACAACGCTTCCGTATCCGTTGGGTAACTTCATAAGCACCATTCCTTTCGCTTTAAATTCAGCAAGCTGATAAGCGAACAGATAAATACTTAATCCTCATGGACTACTTTTGTAACACTTGGACGTATGGTTTTCCATATCTCATAATTGTCTGCGGTCTGGCTTCCGGATGCGAGTAACTCTTTCATAGCCTGCCAGTCTTTTAAAAATTGAATGAGACTTTTGTTATTAAAAAACATACCAGGTTCTCCATCGACTTCTTTTAATGAAATATCAAATACTTCATCAATTGCAAAGAGTAATGGTAATACGTCTCCATCAGCTTCAATATCAAATTCCACTAGTGCATTTACATTAACATTCAAAGCTTCTGCAATTTTACGTAGTTGTTCTGGTTTTGGAATATTCTTCCCTAATTCATACTTGCGAATGGCTACCTCGTGTATGCCACACGCTTCTCCAAGCTCTTTCTGTGTTAATCCACGAAAAGTTCGGATTAATTTAATTTTTTTACCTGTATTCATGATATCAACCTCCTGTATAAGTTAAAGTAACATATTAAAATTAAATAGTCAACATCAAATTATAAACTATTGACAGAGCAATAAAAGGTCTGTATAATACAAAACACAACAGAGCAAATAATGCTCTATAACAAGGGAGGTGGTAGAGATGCCGGAAGTAATCTATAAGGTTGATTTACCAGCTTTTACAGGACGGAATGTACCAATAAAGGAAATTGCAGCAGCAATTGGGAAGGATGCACAGTATGTAAGGGTTGGACTTCAACAAGGAATTCTCAAATTTGGGACAGCAATAAAGATTGCTGATTCGTCGGAATATAGTTATTACTGTTCAGATAAAAGAGTTTGGGAAGAGACTGGATATTTCAGAAATGAATCACAAGCAGTATGACAGATAAAAAGAAAAGGTGGTGATGAAGATGTGCTAATAGACATTCAGATGATAAAAAAGAAAAGTCCGAGGCTTTGCAGAGCTTCGGACTTGGATAAGAGTAGCGGAGCCACTCGTTATCATATGTAACAAGATGATTATACCATTGGCTCCTAATACCGACAACACAAAATTTAGGAGGAAAAAGCAATGAACGAAGAACAGAAAGTAGAATTGAAGCTAATTCACATGGAAGAAGTAGTTTCAAAAGAGGTGAGCTGGTTATGGTATCCCTATATTCCATATGGAAAGATTACAGTTATTGAGGGAGATCCAGGAGAGGGGAAAACAACATTAGTACTAAAATTAGCAGCAATGTTGAGTAAAGGTCTACCACTTCCCTGTGATGATGATAGACCTTATGAACCAATTCATATTATTTACCAGACCGCAGAAGATGGAATTGACGATACGATTAAGCCGAGACTGGAACAAAATGGAGCAGATTGTTCTATGATTCGAGTAATTGATGAAACAGAAAAAGAACTTAGCATGACGGATGAAAGGTTAGAGCAGGCAATTGTAGAGACAAATGCAAAACTGATTATTCTAGATCCGATTCAGGCATATATTGGAGCAACAGTAGATATGCATCGGGCAAATGAGATTCGTCCGGTATTAAAGAAGCTTGGAATGATTGCAGAAAAGTATCAATGTGCAGTGATTTTGATTGGTCACATGAATAAAGCATCTGGAAGCAAATCAACTTATAGGGGACTTGGTTCTATTGATATTCAAGCAACAGCGAGAAGTGTTCTCTTAGTTGCAAGACTTCGGGATAAACCGAATATTCGCATTATGGCACAGGATAAATCCTCTTTAGCACCGGCAGGAGATGCCATTGGATTTGAGATGACAGAAGATAGAGGGATGACTTGTATCGGACCTTATGACATTACCATTGATGAATTATTGATGGGAAATGAAGGCAGAGGTAAGAAAAAGTTGGATGTAGCAGTGGAATTTATAAAGGAGTTTTTTGGAAGTGCTAGTGAGATTGCATCAAATGACATTATCGAGGAAGCATCTCATAGGGGAATTAAGAGAAATACTTTATTATCTGCTAAGAAGAAATTAGGGATTGTCTCGGGTAAAGGAAAGCAGGAAGATGGAACAGCTTTCTGGACATGGATTATGCCTGAGAAAAGAGTTTAAGAATTTGTAAAGTAGAGAAAGCGGATTCTAAATTGTAGAAGAATTTAGAATCTGCTGTTATTAAAAGTACGGATTATTAAACTCTTGCGGTAGCAAGATAAACCCCTCGGAGAGCCCCCGCATTTTTGGCAGAGACAATGGAACATTGGATTTGACAAAAGTGCTAGGGGGTTATCATCTATGGCAAAGCCAAGATGATAAGCGAGTGGGAAATCTGATTTAAGAAGGAAGGAGAGGTGCCTATGGGTAATGTTTCTTACTCGGCACACATTAGCAATGGAAAGAGTGCCATAACAAGTAAGAGTAAATTGCTTGGAGTAGCAAAACACAATTTGCGAAAGTATAAATCGCCGGAATACAGTTCCGACAATATTTTGCTTTTGAGGGGAACGGAAGATTTGTATCAGGATGTGAAAAATGTCTATCATCAGGAATTTGACGAAGCGGTACAACAATATAATCAAAAGCAAAAGCGGGCTGACAGACGGATAGAGGATTACTTTGAACATGTAGCCAATCTGAATCAGGATATGGCAGTTGAAATTATCTTTCAATGTGGGGATAAGGAGTTCTGGGAAGAACATACGGATAAAAAGGAAAAGATGTACAATGTGTATGCTTATCTGTTATCCACAATGGAAAGATTTCTTCCGAATTTCAAAGTGGCAAATGCAGTGATACACTTTGACGAGGCAAGTCCTCATATGCATGTGGTAGGAGTTCCGGTATGGGAAGGTGCTAAAAAAGGACTGGCAAAGAAGGTGTCCAAGCGTAATGTATTCACTCCGGAAAGTTTATCTGTAATATTACAGGATAAACTAAGGGAAGAAGCAGGTTCGTGTTTCAAGTTCAATGTGAAGGAAGAACTTGCTGAGAAAAAGCTGGGACGGAATCATGATTTGTCGGTTATGGAATATAAAGTTGTCAAAGAAACTGAGCGTTTGGAAGAATTGCAGGAGCAGGTCAAGGATTCAGATCTAGATTTATTTGCAAAGAAACTGGCATATAAGGAAGTGAGTAAAACACAAAAAGAGAAGCTGGATGAAATAAATAAAGATATTAGCAGCAAGGAGGCACAAGCAGAGGAATTAGATTATCAGATTACCATTATGAAATCGCAATTATATGAGTATGAGGAAGAAGCTTCAAAGCTTGAGAAGTTTAAGGAAAGTCTATCTAACCTGAAACAGTATATTGCTTCCTATATGCCATTATCTCCCTTGATAGAGGAATATGCCAATGCCGTAGAGGGAAAGAGGGAAATTCAAGCAGGCAATAGCTTCCGAGGTCTCCTAACTGCATTAGGAGAGTTGCTTAATTCGTTCAAGGAGTTGATAGTGGATGGAATCAGTTGGTTTCCAAGATTGATGAGGTGGCAGACGAGTAAGGGAGAAGTGGCACCAGTGTTCTCAGATTATCGGAATGAGGGATATAATTATAGGCTGGTGGCATATCAGAATCTTGTGACGAAAGAGCAGTATAGTGTGGAGAGCGTGCAGGAGGAGATAAAAGCGGAGAACCGAGTGGGAACGCTGGAACAGTTGGAGAGGAGGATTGAGGAAACAGAGGTGTTGGTAAGAAAGTTACACAAAGATAAAATGAGATGATAACAACGGAGAAGTAACGAAAAAGTTATGTTTTTGGACATTGATCTTTACTTTCGATTTTGGCTATAATGTGGTATAATATCCTGTAACTGTTCGGATTTGAATGGTTACAGATTTTTTTGAATAAAGACTCTTATATGGAGGTTAATATAACATTGGAGGTATCGGTATGTCAAGTGCGGCACAAAGATCAGAATTACAATCTCAAATATGGAAAATAGCAAATGAAGTTCGTGGTTCTGTAGACGGATGGGATTTCAAGCAATATGTACTAGGAACACTTTTTTATCGTTTTATCAGTGAAAATTTTTCAAATTATATTGAAGGTGGAGATGAAAGTGTAAACTATGCAGAGTTAGATGATAAAATCATTACAAAAGAAATTATAGACGATGCAATTAAAACGAAGGGGTATTTTATTTATCCCAGCCAATTATTTTCTAATATCGCTAAAAATGCAAATACAAATGAAAGTTTGAATACAGATTTGAAAGCGATATTTGATGCTATTGAAAATTCGGCAAGTGGTTATCCTTCAGAAAAAGATATTAAAGGGTTATTTGCTGATTTTGATACTACGAGCAACCGATTGGGAAATACAGTAAAAGATAAAAATGCACGTTTGGCAGCGGTTATTAAAGGCATTGAAGGACTTGATTTTGGAAACTTTGAGGATAATCAGATAGATTTATTTGGAGATGCATATGAATATTTGATTTCAAATTATGCTGCAAATGCTGGTAAGTCAGGCGGAGAATTTTTTACGCCTCAAAGCGTATCAAAATTGATAGCAAAACTAGCGACACATGGTCTAACTACAATTAACAAGATTTATGATCCAGCAGCAGGTTCTGGTTCGTTATTATTGCAAGCAAAGAAACAATTTGATAACCATGTGATTCAGGAAGGCTTTTTTGGCCAGGAGATAAACCATACAACATATAATCTTGCTCGTATGAATATGTTTTTGCACAATGTCAATTATGATAAGTTTAATATTGCATTGGGAAATACCCTTACTGCCCCACAATTTGGAGATGAAAAACCTTTTGATGCAATTGTGTCTAATCCACCTTATTCTATAAACTGGATTGGTAGTGATGATCCAACACTGATTAACGATGATCGCTTTGCACCTGCAGGAGTGCTTGCTCCGAAATCTAAGGCAGATTTTGCATTTGTTCTGCATTGCCTTAGCTATCTTTCTGGTAGAGGGCGGGCAGCTATTGTGTGTTTTCCTGGTATATTTTATCGAGGAGGAGCAGAACAGAAGATTAGAAAGTATTTAGTTGACAATAATTTTGTTGAAACAGTTATTTCACTTGCACCAAATTTATTTTATGGTACATCCATAGCGGTAAATATACTGGTGCTTTCAAAACATAAAACAGACACGAAAATTCAGTTTATAGATGCAAGTGGAGAAGAATTTTATAAAAAAGAGACAAATAATAATGTATTGTCACAGGAACATATTGATGCCATCATGCAGCTATTTGATAGTAAGGAAGAAAAAGAATATGTTTCCCAAAATGTTGATAATGAAAAAATAGCTGAAGGCAATTATGATTTATCTGTAAGCTCTTATGTGGAAAAGAAAGATACAAGAGAGGTTATTGATATTGATGTTTTAAATGCAGAAATAAAGAAAACAGTGAAGAATATAGATAGACTACGTTCTGAAATAGATGCAATTATTGCGGAAATAGAGGGGTAACTATGGATAAAGAATTACAATTTTTGATTTATAATACTCCTGAAGAAAATGTTTCCGTTAATGCCGTAATAAAAGATGAAACAATTTGGCTGACACAAAAAGCTATGGCTGAATTGTTCGGTGTTGGTGTTCCAGCAATAAGTAAGCATCTTGCAAATATTTATGCAGAGGGTGAATTAAATGAAATTTCAACTGTTTCCAAAATGGAAATAGTTCAACAAGAAGGCTCAAGGGATATAAAAAGAAATATGGAGTTCTACAACCTTGATGCAATTATTTCAGTTGGATATCGTGTTAATTCAAGAAAAGCAACAAACTTTAGAATATGGGCAACAGGGATTCTGAAGGAATATATGATAAAAGGTTTTGCGATGGATGATGAACGCTTGAAGCAGGGAAAAACAGCGTTTGGTAAAGATTATTTTAAAGAACTGTTGGAACGAGTACGTTCTATCCGAGCAAGCGAACGAAGAATATGGCAGCAGATAACAGACATATTTGCAGAGTGCAGTATTGACTATGACAAAGATTCTCAAACAACACATGATTTTTATGCAATGGTTCAAAACAAGTTTCATTACGCAATTACCGGACAAACTGCTGCAGAAATCATTGACACAAAAGCAGACCATACCAAAGAACATATGGGATTAACTACATGGAAAAATTCTCCTGATGGAAGAATCTTAAAATCAGATGTTACGATTGCAAAGAATTATCTTGATGAGAAACAGATTCGTCAGTTGGAACGAGCTGTCACGGGATATTTTGATTACATAGAAGATTTGATAGAGAGAGAAAACACATTTACTATGACGGAATTTGCAGCCAGTATTAATGAATTTTTAGCATTTAGAAAATATGATGTTCTGGAAGGCAAAGGTAGAATCTCAAAGAAGACAGCAGATAGAAAAGCTGTTTCAGAATATGTTGAATTTAATAAAACACAGAAAATTGTTTCGGATTTTGATAAAGAAGTAAAGAAAATGTTGCAGGGAGGTGAAGGTGGAAATGAGTAAATTAGATGAACTGATTGCTGAGATGTGTCCAGATGGAGTTCAATCAAAGAAGATATCAGAACTTTGTTGTATAAGCAGAGGAATTGTAATATCGAAAGAGGATATTAGTAATAATGTGGGAGATTATCCAGTGTATTCGTCGCAAACCGAAAATAATGGTGAATTGGGAAAAATCAATACTTATGCTTATGATGGTGAATATCTAACGTGGACGACTGATGGGGCAAATGCCGGAACGGTCTTTTATAGAGAAGGAAAATTCAATGTAACAAATGTCTGTGGATTGCTTCAAGTTATAAATTCAGATTGTATGATAAAGTATCTCTATCATGTATTGAAAGTAGAAGCACCTAAATATGTAAGACGTGGCATGGGGAATCCTAAGCTTATGAGTAATGTAATGGGAAATATTCAAATACCTGTTCCACCATTGCCAATACAACGTGAAATTGTCCGCATTCTAGACAATTTCACCGAGCTTACAGCCGAGCTTACAGCCGAGCTTACAGCCGAGCTTACAGCCAGAAAAAAGCAGTATGAATATTATCGGGATACAATGTTATCAGTAGATACGCAAATTCCAATTGTCAAATTAAAAGATATTGCGACCGAGATGTATCGTGGTTCAGGAATTAAACGTGACCAAGTGACATCTGAGGGGATTCCTTGTGTTAGATATGGAGAAATATACACTACTTATAATACGTGGTTTGAAAAGTGTATATCTCATACAAAATTAGAATATGTTTCATCGCCAAAGTATTTTGAACATGGAGATATTTTATTTGCTATTACCGGTGAAAGTGTTGAAGATATTGCAAAGTCTATTGCTTATATAGGACATGAAAAGTGTTTGGCTGGTGGTGATATTGTTGTTATGAAACATAAACAAAATCCTAAGTATCTTTCTTATGTTCTTTCGACATATAACGCGAGATTGCAAAAAAGTAAAGGGAAAATAAAAAGCAAAGTGGTTCACTCTAATGTCCCATCAATAGAAAACATAGAGATTCCGCTTCCACCATTAGAGGTACAGGAACGTTTTGCAAATGTGCTAGACAATTTTGAATCAATTTGCTCGAATCTTAATATTGGATTACCTGCGGAAATAGAATTACGAAATAAACAATATGAATTTTATCGAGATCAGTTGTTGACATTTGCCGAAACAGGTAACACAATCTTGACAGACAGACAGACAGACAGACAGACAGACAGACAGACAGACAGACAGACAGACAGACAGACAGACAGAGCTTGATTAAACTTTTACAGTACGTGTTTGGTTATGCGGTTGTTAAATTAAGTGATATTGCTACGATTACAAGAGGAGGAAACTTTCAGAAAAAAGATTTTTGTGAAGAGGGAGTTCCATGCATTCATTATGGGCAAATATATACTTATTATGGAACGAGTGCTAGTAAGACAATTACAATGATTACCCAAACTGCCGCAGATAAATCAAAATTTGCAGAACCCAATGATATTATAATGGCAGTTACAAGCGAAAATATTGAAGATGTGTGCAAATGTGTAGCTTGGACGGGAAAAAATAAGATTGCAGTGAGTGGGCATACAGCTATTTTACATCATAATCAGAATGCAAAGTATTTATCATATTATTTTCACACAAGTATGTTTTTTAGCCAAAAGCAAAAATATGCACATGGAACAAAGGTAATCGAGGTGACACCGGATAAACTTAATGATGTTATTATTCCATTACCATCAATAGCTGAACAAAATAGAATTGTAGATATTCTCAATCGTTTTGATATACTTTGTAATGATATTGTAGACGGGCTGCCTGCCGAAATTGAGCAGAGACAAAAGCAATACGAATATTATAGAGATAAACTATTATCATTTTAAATGAAGAACTAGAGGTATACTATGGGGAAAAGTTTAGATGAGATTGCAATACAACTGAAGGAGTGCAATAAAAAAGTACAGCTAATATATGCTTTTAATGGTACTGGTAAAACACGACTTTCGAGGGCATTTAAAGAATTGATTGCACCTAAAAATGAATTAGAAGAAGAAAACGGATTGGCGAGCAAAAAGATACTATATTACAATGCCTTTACCGAAGATTTATTTTATTGGGATAATGATTTGGATAATGATACTAATTTAAAATTGAAAATTCATCCAAATGCGTTTACAGAGTGGGTCTTTGTTGAACAGGGACAGGAATTGAATGTGATTAGTAATTTTCAAGAGTACATTAATAATCATGCATTAACACCGAAATTTAATGAAGATTTTTCAGAGGTTACGTTTTCACTAAAAAAGGGAAATGATGAGGACATAGAAAATATTAAAATATCTAAAGGTGAAGAAAGCAACTTTGTCTGGAGCATTTTTTATAGTTTGTTAGAACAGGTTGTATCAGTATTAAATGTGCCTGAGGAAAGCGATAGGGAGACAGACAAGTTGAATCAACTGGAATACATATTCATTGATGATCCAGTGACTTCGCTGGATGATAATCATTTGATTCAGATGGCTGTGAATCTTTCGGATGTAATTCGTAAAAGTGAATCAGATTTAAAATTTATTATTACAACACATAGTCCGCTTTTTTATAACGTGTTATATAACGAACTTAAAATTAAAAATAATGGATATATGTTGGAGAAAAATGAGGACGGAAGTTATGAGTTAGATACAAAATTTGGTGATTCTAATGAAAATTTTTCTTATCATCATCATCTGATAGGGATACTTAAGCGAGCAATTGAAGAAAATAAGGTTGAAAAGTATCATTTTACGTTGCTGAGAAATCTATATGAAAAGGCAGCCAATTTTCTAGGATATGAGAAGTGGTCGGATTTATTACCTGACGATAAAGAAGTGTATGCGAAACGTGTAATGAATTTTTATAGTCATAGGACATTATTAAATGAAGAAGTAAAAGAGCCAACAGAAGCGGAAAAACAAACGGTGAAACTACTACTCGAACATTTAATAGATAACGCAAAATTTTGGAAGGAGGCAGAATAATGTATGAATATAATTCTATCGCAGAATCAAATCATTTTATTGTATTAGACAAATATGAAAAATATGCATCATGTGTGCGTGAAACTGGTACATATCAGACAGAAGCTGATTTGGAGCATGAATTCATACAGGATTTAAGAAATCAAGGGTATGAATATTTACCAGACCTAACAACACCTGAAGCAATGTTTGAGAATGCGCGAGTACAATTGCAGATATTAAACGATGTTAAATTTACTGATTCTGAGTGGACAAGATTTTGTGAGGAATATTTAGATAAAGCAAGTGATAATCATATAGACAAAACTCGCAAAATTCATGATGATTATATTTATGATTTTGTATTTGATGATGGTCATATCAAAAATATATATCTTGTAAAGAAGGATGAAAAAGATATAGTAAAGAACAAAGTACAGGTTATTTCTCAGTTTGAGCAAACAGGAACGCAGGCTAACCGTTATGATGTAACGATTCTGGTGAATGGTTTGCCACTTATCCAAGTTGAACTTAAGAAAAGGGGAGTCGCTATTCGAGAGGCTTTTAACCAGATAAATAGATATAGTAAAGAGAGTTTTAACTCAGATAATTCTTTATATAAATATTTGCAGATATTTGTAATTTCTAATGGTACGGATAGTCGATATTTTGCAAATACAACAAAAAGAAATAAGAATAGTTTTGATTTTACGATGAACTGGGCGAAAGCAGATAATACATTGATTAAAGATTTAAAAGATTTTACTGCGACATTTTTTCAAAAAAATACGATTTTAAGGATTTTATTGACGTACTCCGTCTTTGATACAAGTAATAACTTATTAATTATGCGTCCTTATCAGATAGCAGCAACAGAGCGAATCTTGTGGAAAATCAAAAGCTCTTATAATGCAAAAAAGTGGGGAACAACAGAAAGTGGTGGATATATTTGGCATACAACAGGTTCGGGTAAAACACTTACGAGTTTTAAAGCGGCTAGATTAGCAACAGAACTGGATTATATTGATAAGGTGTTTTTTGTGGTTGATCGAAAAGATTTGGACTATCAGACGATGAAGGAATACCAGCGTTTTTCACCTGACAGTGTAAATGGTTCGGAAAATACCATTGGATTAAAACGTAATATTGAGAAGGATGACAATAAAATTATTGTTACTACAATTCAAAAGATGAATAATCTTATAAAATCAGAGACGAATTTGGAAATTTATAATAAGCAGGTTGTATTTATTTTTGATGAAGCTCATCGCTCACAATTTGGAGAAGCACAAAAAAATATAAAAAAGAAATTTAAAAGGTATTATCAATTTGGGTTTACGGGAACCCCTATCTTTCCAGAAAATGCTTTGGGAGCTGAAACAACGGCATCAGTATTTGGCAGAGAGTTACATTCTTATGTTATCACAGATGCAATTAGAGATGAAAAAGTTTTAAAGTTTAAAGTGGATTATAATGATGTTCGTCCGAAGTTTAAAGATATTGAGATGGAACAGGATGAGAAGAAATTGACAGCCGCTGAAACGAAAGAAGCATTGTTACATCCGGAGAGAATACGAGAAATATCTCAATATATATTAGATAATTTCAGAGTAAAAACCCATCGTGCACATATTGGTGCTAAGGGGTTTAATGCAATGTTTGCAGTTAGTAGTGTTGAAGCCGCAAAACTTTATTATGAGACGTTGAATAACTTGCAAAAGGGATGTGAAAAGCCTCTTACGATAGCTACCATTTTTTCTTTTGCAGCGAATGAAGAACAGAATGCAATCGGAGAAATTCAAGATGAAACCTTTGAACCAACTGCGATGGACAGTAGTGCAAAGGAATTCTTGACGATGGCTATTAACGACTATAATAAAAAATTCAAAACCAATTTTGGTGTTGAAAGTAAAGAATTTCAAAACTATTATAGAGACCTTGCAAATAGAGTGAAAAGTCAGGAAGTAGACCTTTTGATTGTTGTTGGTATGTTTTTGACAGGATTTGATGCACCGACACTGAATACTTTGTTTGTAGATAAGAATCTTCGTTATCATGGACTTATGCAGGCTTTTTCCAGAACAAATCGTATTTATGATTCTACAAAGACATTTGGAAATATTGTTACATTCAGAGATTTGGAACAAGCTACAATTGATGCGATAAAGTGTTTTGGTGACGATAATACAAAAAACATAGTTCTTGAAAAAAGCTATCAGGAATATATGAATGGTTTTAAAGATATTGTTACAGGCGAAGCACGTCGAGGATACGTAGATGTTGTTCAAGAATTGAAATCTCGTTTCGCAGATGTGGATGAAATTACCACAGAGAAAGAAAAAAAGGAATTTGTAAAATTATTTGGCGAATACTTAAAGATAGAAAATATTCTACAAAATTATGATGAGTTTACAAATTTAAAAGAATTACAGAAGATTGATTTAGCTGATTCGGAAGCTTTAGAAATATTTAAGTCAACACATTTTGTTAGTGATGAAGACATTAAAGCGATGCAATTAGTGGATATATTAGAAGAAAGAACTGTACAAGATTATCGTTCTAAATATAATGATATTCGAGAATGGATTCGTCGAGAAAGAGAAGGAAAAGAAAAAGGTAATTCCAAGATAGATTGGGATGATGTTGTATTTGAAGTTGATTTGTTAAAATCTCAAGAAATTAATTTAGATTATATTTTGGAGTTGATTTATGAAAAAAACAAAAATACAAAAGATAAAAATATGTTGATTGATGAAATACGTCGAATCGTAAGGGCTAGTACGGGAAATCGTGCAAAGGAAAGCTTAATTGTTGCTTTTATTAATCAGACAGATTTAGATGAGATACAAGATAAAGCAAGTATTATTGATGCATTCTTTCAATTCGCACAGAAGGAACAAAAGAGAGAAGCAGAAGAATTGATAATGGAGGAGAAGCTTAACGAGGAAGCTGCAAAAAGATATATTCTGACCTCATTAAGAAAAGAATATGCGAGTGAAAATGGGACAGATTTGAATGAAATTCTTCCTAAAATGAGTCCACTCAATCCTCAATATCATACTAAGAAGCAAAGCGTATTTGAAAAGATATCTACTTTTGTAGAGAAATTTAAAGGTGTTGGTGGTGTGATTTAATTGGTGTTTGGAGAAAAACAAATGAAGAAAATATTAGCGAACATGTCCTATATATTAGTGACATCAAGAAAACATACGGGTGCGATATTTGCAATTATAGGGTTTATAGGATTATTTGCTCCATTGACAGATTGTTCCAGTATGCAAGAGGGGATGATAAAAAAATAATTTGGAGTTGTATGGTTTTAGTAGGTATATGGATACTGGTATTTCTTGCGACAACGAGCTTTGTATTATTAAAAAAGAAATATAAATTGTTTGATGTAAATGATGGTCATGCTGTATATTGCCATTACAGATACCAATCCTCATCCATAGCATCCGCCCAAGCCTGTAATTCTCCATCCAATGCCATAGCAACATAAGACAATGGATCTTCAATAGCCAGATTGTCAATCAATCTCTGTGAGTTAGGCGTAGTATGCAATTCCTTTTCGGCTTCGACACAGGATAAAAAGAGCAGGGTATTATCGGCAAAGGCAATATCAATGCCATTTTTGAATTGGTTGTAGTAAGCAAAATGTATTTTCATAATATGAGTCCTTTCTTTAAGCAATTTGATTTGTAATTATGTTTACAGGAGTAAGAGGTATTTTCCATTCTGGAAACAACCATAGGGAGTGTTAATAGTAGCCGTGGACAGTCATAGGCAGTCTACCGTATACAACAGGTATGCAACACTAATTTTCACAAACCCTGTATTTCTGGGCTTTTCAAGATATCAAAACGTTAAATTTGGTTCTCAAAGAGATAATATTTCAACAATACAGTGCGTCTTACGACGTTTCAGAAAAGTGTATTACACCTCAGGACTTTTTGTCCTGGGGTGTTTTTTGTAAGAACTGTGGTACAATAAATAAAAGAGATTTTACATATAAAATATTATTGTCATTAGATTATCAGCAGGTAAATAAATGCCGGAAATTTCTTTATTTTATGGGATTTGAGTTACAATGTATTATGATGATCATAATCCGCCGCATTTTCATGCAGAGCATAATTGAAATAAGGCAATTATTGAAATTGATACAGCTAGATGCATCAAGGGAGCTTTGCCATCAAGACAGTTAAAGTTGATTTTAGCGTGGTGTGTGTGTTACATCAAGATGAGTTGATGCAGAATTGGGAATTGTCAAAAGATGGAAAGCCGTTAAATAGAATTAATCCACTTGTATAGGAGATGTTTGTCTATGTTTCCGAAGGTAGTTCAGGTAGTACCTATGAAAGACTACACAGTATATGTGTATTTTGAAGATGGAAAAATCGTATGTTATGATATGAAAAATATGTTGGATAAAGAAGTTTTTAGACCATTGAAGGATATTTCGGCATTTACTGATACATGTACAGTTATGAATGATACATTAGCATGGGATATAGGTGGAAATAGAGATGCTTGTAAGTGTATTGATATTGATCCGGATACATTATATGAACTTCCCTATTGTAAAGAGAAAATAGCTTAGTGATAAATATACATGTTATTGAAATGTTTTATTGTGCTGTATATTTAAGAAGAGTAACAATTGTAAGATTAATAGAGTAATGAGTAGTTTTAGAAATCTGTCGGTTGTTATGGCAAAATATAAAAAAATGCCAGTCCCTAAGTTCAACCTTAGGGACTGGCATTTCTTAATTATTCAATTACAACTCATATCTTGGCTAAGGACTACATTAGCAACAGCAGTCACAGATGCTAAGTGCACTATCAATTAGTCCAATTCACACATTTCTGTACGGATTATCCCTCAATAGCAATCCTCTTAGCACTTTCAATTTCCTCAGCAGCTTTCTTTGGTACAGAGAGTCTTAAAATACCACTTTCATATTTAGCCTTTATGTCGTCCTGAGTAATTGCATTACCAACGTAGAAGCTTCTGCTCATAGAGCCGGCATAACGTTCCTTTCTGATATACTTGCCTTCCTTGTCCTGCTCGTCCTTATCAAGACCCTTAGCGGCACTGATTGAAAGGTATCCATTATCAAGCTGTATATTGATTTCGTCTTTCTTAAAGCCAGGTAAATCAATATCAACTTCATAGCCGGAATCGGTTTCTCTGACATCAGTCTTCATTTCGTGGCTGGCGTGTTTACCATACAAAGCTTTTTCAACTTCAGGAAATCCGAAGTTCATCCAATCATCATTAAATAAATTCTCTCCAAAAATACTAGGCATTAACATAAGTCATCGCTCCTTTTTTAATAAACTATTTGTTCGGCTGAACCTTTCGTTCATTCAGATTGGATATATAAATAACCAATCCACAGGATTACATATTCATCTGAACTATTACCTTGTTTCTTTGGAACATCTGGAATGGCGTTATCTTAATTACTATTTCTTAACTCCCTTTCCTTTGTTCTGGCTATGTTATACACCTGATTATTAGCACTGTCAAGTGGTGAGTGCTAATAATTTATAAATAGTTTATAATTATTCTAATTTATTCCTCTTCGACCTGAGTTTAATGTGTTTTGTA